GTCTTGTGCTCCATCGTGCCAGTCCGCACTTTTTTCTGGATGAACTCCATTATATAATTCTGTTTTCATTTTATAAACTCTGGCAATAATATCAACTTTACTCATTCTTCCTCTAGACATACTCTACATCATGCTAACATATATTTACAGAAAAGGGGACCCTTTTGAGGTCCCCTGTGTTGTTTTGTGAACCTAACTCACATGAGGTTCTTGACAAGTACTCTTCTGTAGTACTGGTTGCGGTTAGCGGTAAGTGTCTCCGCATCTGGGGTTCCGTTTGCTTGAGTAACGAATGGGTTAGCAACCATGCCGTAACGGGTTTTGAAACCAATCTTAGGCTGGAAGGTGCTAGGATCAATCGAACGTAGCATTTGGAGTGGGATGTATGGGCAGTAGAATAGTCCTGCGTCATATGGTGAAGAACCCTTGTAACCAACAACATAGAAGTGGTTGCTGGAAACGTTAGCAGAATAAGGATCAACGAAGACCTTGATTCTACCGTTCATGGTTCCAACTAGGAGGTTACCAGTGTCATCTACTTCACCGATGGAAGGACCACCAGCACCAGTTAGACCTGAGGAGTAGTCTAGGGTTCCGCTCATAGCGAGAGCAGAAGCAACATCAGCAGAAGTGATGATGAAGTTACCCTTTCCTCTACGTGTCTGCTGAGCAATTGCGTTTGCATCACGCTCAACTTGGAACATTAGACCCTTGAACTTTTCAACCGACCAACGACCGTTGCTGTCAACGTCGAGGTCAAAGATGCCAGCGTTAGCAACGTTGTTCTGAGCACCAGGCTTAGCAACGAAGTAAACTGTACGGACAACTTCACGGTTGATCTCAGCGAGGATTTCGCTTGAGAGTAGGTTGGCGAGCTCTTGCTCAGCATCAAGACCATGAATTGCCTTGAGGTCTTGTGCTAGTTCTAGGGTGTACTCTGCCTTGAGTGCTCTGGTACGTGCTTGTACCGAGGTCTTCTCGATGCTGAAGCTCATCTCGTTGAAGAGAGTTGCGCCAGAACCTAGAACTTCTGCGGTTTCACGAGGGATAGCAGTTGCGCCACGCTCGTATGTACCGCTGTCATTTAGGAGACCAGGGTTTGCATCGGTAGTACCACCATCACCACGAGGATGAGTGTCATCACCACCAGCAGCGTTGGTTTGGTTGTATACAGCAGAACCTGCTGAAGAAGCAGAGAAGTTGCTATCAGGCTCGTTGTAGAGAGCTTCTGGACCTGCACGAAGGGCAGAACCATTTTCCTGATAGTGATACTTCATTGCGAAGATGAGTCCAGTAGGACCGCTCATTGGTTGAACACCGCAGATATCATAAGCAACGAGGTTAGGCATTGCTCTGCGGATTAGGGAGATCATAACAGGATCGAAACCTGCAAGACCACCAGTTTGAGTACCGAGTGTACCACCCGATAGTGCGTTAGAAGCGATAGCACCAACAGTGTTGGATGCTTCGTTGATCATACCACGCTCTTCACGTAGTGATTTTTCTGTGTTTTCTAACAGAACAGCGGTAACAGCCTTTCTATAGTTGTCCTTGATTGCGCCAGCGCCTTCATGACCTAGAACGGGGTTCCACTTTTCGGTTAGAGCTTGTGCGTTAAACATTTGTTTGCTCCGTTGGAAAAATTGGGGTTAACGATAATCAGTTTGCCCAGCGGTTTAGTGCCTGAAGATATGACGCCATCGCTGGAGTTACATCTTGACCTAGACCTTCTACTGGTGTTTCGTCAGAAACTTCTGTTGGTGCGACAACTGTTTCTTTGAAGTATGACTCCTTAATAGTTTTTACCTTTCTGGAGAAATCTTCTTCCGAAACAAAGTCGAGACCCTCAGCAAGTGCTGCGAGTTTTTCTTTTTGAGTATCTGCTAGTCCTTCTGAAACTGTGTTCAGAATATTGATTTTGGCAGTCTCACTAAGACGATTTTGTAGTTTCACGTTAGCTCTGACTTGTTCATCGAGGCGCTGTTCCATTTCACGAATTTGATCAGCCATACCTTCTACCACATCAACCTTTTCGTCGGGGATAGAAATGTAGTGCTCTTCAAAGAGACCCTTGAGACCTGCGATGAAGTCCTCGGTAATCTCATTTCTAATACCACGGTCGATGGCAACTTGATTGTCTTCCATCCATTGACCAATGGCGTAGTTTACTGTGCCATTTACTTCTTCAGCAAGCTCATCTTTGATGGCTTCTACTTGCTTTTCGAGTTCTGTAGCAAAGTGTTCTACAAGCTTGTCATACTCTGCATTAAGTTTTGCTGTAACGGCTGCTTCAAAAATTGTCTTTGCCTTTTCAGCAAACTCAGGTGAGAGTTCGGTGCCCTCAAGGAGAGCATTTACGTCGTCGGTCATGTCAATTTCAAATCCAGCACGGATTGGATAGGTGACATTTCCGCCCATTTTTGTGATACCATATGCTGCAGCAACGTTGACTGTTGGTGCAGGATCACCAGCACTCTTCGCATGTGCGAATTGTGGATCACCAGAAATCTGGGAAACAGGGGCTGCTGCTTTTGCTCCAGGATTTTCTTCGCCATCTTCATCGTTGTCGTGAAGAGGAGCGGAAGTTGAACCACCAAGATCAGCAGGAGCTGATTGACCGATAGCAACTTTTGGTTGTACGGTAGGAGCAGGATCTTTGCCGCCAGCCTTTGCAGTCTGAACGTCAGAAACCTGTGAAGGTTCGCTGCCAGTACCAGGGATCACAGAAGCTTGAACAGTTGGCATAGGGTCGCCAGCTTCAAGAATAACTTTTTGCCCAGCAACAAACTCTTCAAACTTTTCGTTTAGCATATCTGACATTTGAGTTTACCTCTTAATTTCCGTATAATTATTCTATGTTTATTTATGAATTCAAAGATTTGAAAGGAAGTGCTCAAAAACTTTGAGCGTTCTTGCTTCCATATTTTGACGAGTTGCCTCATCAATATACTTGCGGTATTTATCAACTTTTGCTTCTTTTAAAATACCGTTTTCCCATACCCATTCTTTTCCTTCCATGATGCCATTTACAAAAGCATCTGGAGCAGAGGGATCTGCTACAATATCAGCAGCAGTTGTGAGCATGAAATCGTCACGGACAATTGAGATGTCCTCACGCTTGTCGATACTTCCCATACCACGGGATGACACGCCAAGTTGTACACCTTCATCTAGAAGCGAGCGGGCGATGTTACCCATCGGCGTATCTAGAATTTGTGCCTTGCCATAGAAGTTATGTCCTTCCGCACGGAGTTCTACAATTCTGTGTGATACTCTATCAAGATTGACAGTAGGACCATCAGGGTGTCCTAGTTCTCCAAGTGCTCTTTTAGTTTTGACATACTCTTCGTTATATCTCGTAACCTCACGATTGAGAACATCGAATGGATACATGCGTCCATTACGGTTCTTGAGCTCTGACTGAAGAAATACTCCTTCAATATAAAGAAGCTTTCTCCCGTTTCTTTCTTCCGTGAGAACTTTTACGTCCTCAATCTGTTCCGTTATCAGTTTCATCGGTCTCGGTTTCGGTTGGTTCGTCAAAGAATGTGTTTGCTACAACTTGCTTATACTGTGCCATAGCATCAGATGCCTTGGCAAAAAGCAAGTCGTGAATGGCATCAATTGCTGATGCTCTATCACTATTGTTGATTTTGTTTACAATATCAACCACGCCCACTTCATTATTGTTTTCTGTATATTCTGCCATGATAATAAATTAGTTATATTTTATTTAGTATTTGCGGGAGGCTTAGGCATTCTCTTCGCTTTATCAACTTCACGATCAACGCTATCATCCGCAGCTTCCGCTTCTCGTGATGCTGCGTCTTGTGCTTGAATATTTGAAATTTCTGGAGCAAGTGCTGAGTTTTGCTGCTGCATCGTATCCATCATATTTGTTTGTGTCGGATCCATTGAGAGACCAGACTTGATCTCCTTCTTCATCTGCTTATCAATTTCTGTATATGCCTTCTCAGTTTGACAGAGAACTTGACGGCGGATGTGTTCAACAGAGAAGTACTTACCAACAAACGGATCCATCTGAGTAACAACAGCAATACGCTGCGTCATCATCTCAATCTCTTTGAGTTCGTTGAAATGATTATCAAACAGGAAGTCATATTGGATATGCTCCTTCATGTCATCCCAATCTTCTGGTGAGATAACACCTTTGAGGATCAGTTGCGTCTTCAGCATGTCTTGGAACATCTCGCTGAAACGCTTGCGGAGACGACCTATAAATTTCGCAAACTTGAGTTCATCCCTGAGAACCTCTGTGGTCTTACCAAGATTAAACCCTTTGTTGTCATCCGTAAGGCGGGAAGGTGGTAGGTTGAGTGAGTTGTAAAGTTTCTTTTTGAAATACTCAACGTCCTTGAGTTCACCAAGGTTCTGACCGCCTGGGAGTGTAGTGATTTCAGTTCCTCTACCACCTTCACGGCGAGGTAACCAGAAGTCTTCAAGCATTGACATATGCTTTTTATCATCACGCATCTCTCCTGTAGATGAATCATAAACAAGTTTATTTCTATAGCGAGACATTACATCACGTAGGTATTGCTCCGCTTTTACCTTTGGTAAGTTACCTACATCAATATAGAAAATTCTACGTTCTGGTGCTCTTGATAGCCTGTAGATTACCAAACTATCTTCAATCATACGAAGTTGATTGAGAGACTTGATTGCTTTATGAAGGAAACTCAACACCATTCTTTTGTTGAGATCTTGTAAACCAGATGGAACAAAGGTAATAGAGTCGGGTGCTATCTTTACACCTTGTGACAAAGACATATCACCAATTGGTCCAAGAACACCTCCCTGGTAAAATCCTTTCGGATTGAAAATAAAATAGTCAACAAACGTACCATATTCATACTCCAACGCTGTTCCTTTGAGTGCTTGACGAGAAAGAGAATCTTTAGGTGCGGTATCAATTTTTTGACGGACCTTCTTGATCTTCATCGGATCAATATAGCGAAGCTCAAGAATTCCTTTTTTGGGATTGTCTAGGTCAACTACTTTGTGATAATATAGTCTTCCATCAATATACCAATTACGCACAATCTCATGTGCTCTATTATCAAAATTTAAAAGTTTCTTGATGTGATCAAATTCATTTCTGATTTTTATTTTTACACCAGAACCTACTTCTAAATTATCTAAATTTATTTCTACTGGACTATCATTTGCGTCACTAACAATAAATTCATTTACAACTTCATCAACAGCACTATCCACTTCTGGATGAAGTGCCATATCACGATAACGACGAATCAACTCAAACTCGTTACGAGCTTGAGATGCATTATCAGTTTCTACATACGTTCCGTAGTAACCGCCTGCCGCAACCGCAATTGGGTCATCAGCAGAAGGAGGGACAGGGGATTGTCCTTTCTGTCCCTCCTTGCGATTGATTTGGAAACCAAATAATTGACTCATAGTTTAGTATCTCACTGACCTAGATTACTCCTAGGTTATTTATGATTCAAAAAAATCGTCAAACTACACCAACTTTCACGTTGCTGGATCCTGTGCGAGCACCTTCTCCAGTTGCAGTCCAGTATGACATTTGGAACTCAACTGTAAACTCTTCAATTTGATCGTTGCTATCGTAAGCAAGATCAATTTGACCAACAGAAGTTGGGAAGCAGTGCCATAATTTATATGTTCTAATAACTTCACCGTTTTCTGCTTTTGTTTTTTCAAGTTGCCTGACTTCAAGATTTGCCATATATCCACCAGCACTTGATTGTGGGCGGAATAGTGGAGCGGTGTTTGCTTCATGAGTGTTGATGTTATCCATCCACAACTCAAAGAAAGCACGGGATTTGAAGTCTTTGTCGTTGAAGAATGTTACAGACCAAGTATCGAAGGTACGATCACCAGCGATCTTGACTGTTCTTCCACGAAATGGAACTTCAATAACACCCAGATTTGATCCAGGAAGTGCTGCAGATTTGCAGAGAATATTGACTAGTGATTGATCAGCACTTGCCAACTTTACGTCAGTTGGAAAGAAGATATCAACTAGGAACATATTTGGCTTTACGCCTTGCCCGATAGTAGTTAAGAACTTACTAACATTAGATGGTTGCATTTTACTTACCTCTTGTAATTTGTTCTATGAATAATTATCTACCTACGACTTCGGAGAATGATACTCCAGTCTTGGTAGCAGTAACAGTAACGGTTACATAGTTAATTGAACGGGTTGGCTTGAGGTATAGTTCCGCAACAAACTCGTTTCTGTCAATCACATCAGCAGTATTATTTGTTTCGTCACACACAACGA